CACTGCAACTATCTAATGACATCCAAGAAAATCGCTCGCACTGGACGAGTTCAAGACTGGCTCAATGACCCTACTTCCCGCCTCCCTGTTTCATGCACGGTCTTCGTCGTTGAAGACGGGATGGAAGGTAAGGACGGCATCGAAGACTCCTGGCACTTTGTCAGTCATGCTCTACGCAATGGTGCGGGTTGTGCTGTTCATTTGTCGAAGCTTCGCCCCAAAGGTGCTGATAACGGCAGGGGCCTTGTGTCTTCTGGTCCTGTATCATTTGCTAAGATCTACTCGACCTTGAATGAGGTTCTGCGTAGAGGTGGCATTTATAAGAATGGGGCTGTAGTTGTCCACCTTGACCTCAACCACCCTGATGCCTTGGAGTTCATTGAAGCTCCACGTTCAGAGTTGCAGTGGGTCAAGCGTTGCATTGACATCACTCCTAAATGGTGGGCTGCTTTCACCCATAAGGCTGACCTCCTGGCTGCTATCCGTAGGGGGGATGTTTGGCTGAACAAGGTCAAGTATGACTCTGATGGTCAGCGCATCTACGGCAACGTGTGCTTGGAGGTGTACCTCAAGTCCCGTGGTACTTGCTTGTTGGAGCATGTGAACCTTGGGATGTGTTTCCATTACTCTGACATTGTTGGTTCCTTTAGAGAAGGGATGGAGGAACTCATTGACCTTCACTCCAAGACTGGTGTGGGTGATACTGGTTACTACCTGGATCCTTCTCAGGACCGTCAAGTAGGTCTTGGTGTTGTTGGTCTTGCCAACTTCTTACGGATTCAAGGGATCACCTACAAGCAGTTCGGTCACAGCCTTGAGTGGGCTCGCCACAGGAGCCATGCTGTGGTTTCTGAAGGTGGTGATGATTCTGACGCTCTAGCTCTGCGTATCCAACGAGGCATCGACATTGCAGCCCGAATGGCCCGTGCTGCAGGTATGGAACGTGCCTTCTGCATTGCCCCCACCGCCAGCAGTGCCTACCGCTACACCGACCTGGAGGGCTTCACACTGGCCCCTGAGATCGCCCCTCCCATCTCCCGCCATGTGGATCGGGACTCTGGCACCTTCGGGGTTCAGAGCTTCGACCACGGCCCTGTGGAGACTGCTGCTGAAGTTGGCTGGGACGACTTCAAACGAGTGGCTGACCAGCTAGTGGCCATGTTCTCTGAAACGGGTCTGTTTCATGGCTACTCGATGAACACTTGGTCTGACCAGATTGTCTACGATGAGCGATTCATCGATGACTGGCTGGCTGGTCCTCAGACCTCCATCTACTACTCCCTCCAAGTAGCACCTGACACCCAACGTAAGGATGATGCTATGGCCATCCTTGACGATGACTTCCGTGACCTCTTCTCATTTGATGAGGAACCTGAAGCCTGCACTTTTGACACTGTTTGTACCTCTTGCGCTGAATAATGAAACACACCTCCCCCTATCTTCAGGTTCTGAACCGTAAACGGACTTGGACCCCTGTGGCGGTTAAACGAGGGACCCTGGTTACAGGGGGAGAAGACTCGATCATGCGAGCACTCTCCCTCAGGGACCTGGAGCTACCAGTCGCTACTTTCCTCAAGGATGGTCTGGATAAGGAACTTCCCAACACTGCTGGTGTGGTGGAAGCCCTCAAGTCCAACATCAAAGATGAGCAGAACCACGACCTAGCACTCCAGTATGTCGCTACTGCTCACGGCACCATTCCCAAATATGATTCGGAAGGTGCTCGCATCATCAAGGCTTGGATGGATGATTCCAGTCACCCCATCCTTAAGGCAGCCATCCTAGAGCGAAGTGTCTTCTTCGTTCTCCTACCGATCTATCGCTTCTTAGGTGACATTGGAATCCGTACCACAGCCGCTGATATCAGCCGTGACGAACAAACCCATGTCGCTATCCACTCGATGGTCTGTTCCGAGTTGGGCCTCAAGCCCACACCAAGCCTCAATCGTCTGCGGAGAGCCACAGTTGCTTGGGTGGTGGATGGACTCAAAGCCCCCACTGAGAACCGGTACCTCAACAAGGACTTCTGGCTAACACAGTCGGACTCCCTCTACAGCAAGGGTACCGCTCCTGGCCTTCAGGACACTCAACGAGCACGGGTACCTGCCTTCTTTGAAGCTGCTAACACTGACCTTCCGATGTATGGATGACCTCACTCTTTCTGACCTTACTGGTCCTACTGGCTTTGGCCTCAGTCCTCAAAGCCTCCTCAACGAACTGAAGGAGGCATTCCCTCTCTTTGCTCCAGATCCAGATGACACCATGGAGGATCTCATGTTTATGGGTGGCCAACAGAGTGTTCTGAGGTGGATTGAGAATCGCTTGGAGGAAGTATGAGCTTCCAACAAATTGTTCCATCCGCAGCGGATCGTTTTGCTCGCCTCAAGCTGAACCAGGCCCAACTCGTCCAGAAGGAAACTTGGGAGAAGGAGGGCTACAAGCTTGCCGAGAACCAAGCTGCTATCCCTCAGGGGGCTGAGCAGCGTACCTTCACCGTTCCCAGCGGGATGGGCCAAAACTCCAACAACAAGACACAAGTCCCTTGGGCAGACCAGTCCTTCCTGTTCTACAAGGGTGGTGCTCCTGAGCCTGCTGCCGCCCCGGCCCCTGCTGCCGCCCCCTCCCCCTTGGCTATCCAGCAGCCACAGATGACTCAAAGTCTCGTCCCCCAGCTTCAAGGCACGGATTACGACGTTCGCAAGGCAGGAGAGGACATCGGCATCAAACGTGCTAACTCCTCCAGCCGTAAATCGAAGGGCATCAACAAGGGCACCAGTCAACTGACTATCCCTAGAAGCTCTGGCTCCAGTTCTCTTAACATTGCATAAACTATGGCACATGCGCGTCAACGCTATGACGCTCTCTCAAGTTTCCGATCTTCCTATCTAACCACAGCAGTCCGGTGTTCCGAATTGACTCTCCCGTACCTCATCCAAGAGGACGATGCGTCAGGGAAGAATGGTCGGGCTGTTCTTGTAACTCCCTGGCAGAGCGTAGGAGCTAAAGGTGTCACAGCCTTGGCTTCTAAGTTGATGTTGGCCATCCTTCCTGTTCAGTCTGCATTCTTTAAGTTGCAGTTGGACGCCTCCAACCTTGATCTACCCCCTCAGATCATTGGTGAACTGGAGGAGTCATTTGCTCAGATTGAGCGGGTGATCATGGAGGAGATTGCTGCATCCACTGACCGTAGTGTTATTCACCAGGCCATGAGGCATTTGGTGGTGGGCGGCAATGGGCTGATCTTCATGGCCAAAGAGGCTCTGAAGTTCTACCCCCTGAACCGCTACGTTGTGGATAGAGATGGGAATAGTAACCTGATTGAGCTAGTCACTAAAGAGCGTATCAATAAGCAACTCCTTGAAGGTCTTGTGCCTGCTGAGAAGTTCAGTAAGGTGATGGAGTCCAAGGAGAATGACGATGATGAGTGTGACATCTACACCTACTGCAAGCGTGTTGGTAAGCAGCATGTCTGGCACCAGGAGCTTGAGTGTGGTACCAAAATTAAGGGTACCAATGGTAAGGCTTCTGTTGACAAATCGCCATGGCTCCCATTGCGCTATAACGTGGCGGATGGTGAGAGCTACGGGCGTGGCAGGGTAGAAGAGTTCCTGGGTGACCTAACCAGCCTCGACTCTCTGATGAAGTCACTGGTTGAAGCAGCTTCGGTTAGCTCCAAGATCGTCTTCCTTCTCAGTCCCAACTCCACCGTCAAGCCTCATGCTGTAGCTGCAGCTAAGTCGGGTGATGTGATCCCCGGTAAGGAAGGTGATCTCACTGCTGTCCAGGTCAATAAGGCTCTGGATCTACAGACTGCAGAGAAGATGGCAGCGACCCTTGAATCGCGCATCCTTGAGGCATTCCTTGTTCTCCGTGCTCGTCAATCTGAACGCACAACGGCGGAAGAGGTCCGAATGTCTCAGATGGAACTTGAACAGCAACAGGGTGGTCTATTCTCTCTGCTCACAGTTGACTTGCTGGTCCCATATCTAGCCCGTAAGCTCGACCTCCTCACTAAGAGTGGACGCATCCCAGCACTCCCCAAAGATGTTGTGAAACCAGCCATCGTGGCAGGTATCAATGCCATTGGCCGTGGACAGGATTGGGACAGCCTCACCCAACTGGTGACCACACTGGCCCAAACCCTCGGCCCCGAAGCCATTGTCCGTTATCTGGACCCTGTGGAGCTAGTCAAGCGACTGGTAGCCAGCCGAGGCATCGACAGCCTGCGTCTGATCAAGACTCAAGAGACTGTTACTCAAGATACTCAGAAACAAGTCGAACAGCAGAAGGAACTCAGCCTCACTGATCAAGCTGCTGCATTTGCATCTGCCCCTATGGCAGACCCCTCAAAAAACCCCCAACTAACTGATGGAACCCAACAGGCCAACCAAGCCGGTCAGAGCCAAGCGAACCCCTTTGGAAATCCCCCCCAATGAAGTTCCTCAAGAGGAGCTAGAGGAGGACACCAACAAATACGCTAAGCGTTCAAAGATCGGTAAGCCAACTATTGGTCGTCAACCTAACTATGTCGAGACTGTAGGTCTTGGCAACCTCACCACTGTAACTGCACATGGAAACCTCTGAATACAACCCATTTGAGACTCCTGAGGAGGTACAAGCTCAAGAAGCCCAGATGGCTGAGTATGAAGCCCTCGGTGAGCAGATGGAGGCTGATGAGAATCAACTCCTAGCCGGTAAGTTTGAATCCGCAGAGGACCTTGAACGTGCCTACATGGAACTGCAGGCTGCCTTCTCTGGGCGTAAGCCTGCTGAGGCTTCTGAAGAGGTAGCTGAAGAGGTTGAGGAAACTGAAGCAGAGGAGGAAGAGGAGTACAACGAAACCGAAGCCCTCTTCAAGGAGATTGAGGAGTTTGGCCAACTGACGCAGGAGACTGCTGAGAAGATTGGTGAAGCTGCTGCTGTCGCTATTGAGCAACTCTATAGTCAGCAGCAACAGCAACAAAGCACTCAACTCTCCACTCAAGAGGTTGACCAACTCCAGAGTGTGGTTGGTGGTGCTGAAACCTACCAAGCTATGGTGCAGTGGGCCTCTGACAACTTACAACCTGGAGAGGTTGAAGCCTACGATTCTGTTATGAACTCTGGTGATGTCAATGCCATCTACTGGGCCATGAAGGGTCTTTACTCTAACTTCCAAGACGCTGTTGGTTACGACGGTCAGTTGGTTCAGGGTAAGGCACCTAGCAGTGTTACTGACGTATTCCGCTCACAAGCTGAAGTGGTTCGTGCCATGCAGGACCCTCGCTATGACAAAGACCCTGCCTACCGGATGGATATCACCAATAAACTTGAACGATCCCCTGATCTTGAATTCTAACAATGCCTACCACCACTACTCCTGTTGGGAGGTACTCTACCCAACAAGTCGAGTCGGGCCTCTCAGTACCCGAACACGATTACATTAGCCTCACTTATTCAGGGTCTAACCCTACCTCCGTTGTCTACAGGAATGGGGGTCCCTCAGGAACCATTGTTGCCACTGTCTCCATGGCATATGACGGCTCCAGCAACCTCATCTCTGTCCAACGTGTCTCCTAGTCATGCCTCTCAGTTTCAACCCATTCAACAACCGAATCTCCTTCATTCCTGACCAATCCGAAGTTCCTGGTCCTCCTGGCCTTGATGGTGCGGATGGCCGTGATGGTATTGACGGTGTGGATGGTATTGACGGTGTTGATGGTATTGACGGTGTTGATGGTCGAGATGGCAACGATGGTAGGGATGGTCGTCGTGGTTCCTCAATCCTTCACGGGGTTGGTGAACCGTCTGATGATTATGGTTACCCTGATGACTTCTACATCGACATCGAAGATTGGATCATCTATGGCCCCAAAACCTCCACTTGGCCAGATGGTGTCTATCTGACTGGTCCCCAAGGTCCTGCGGGTCCTCCCGGTAGGGATGGCTTGGATGGTCAAGATGGTATTGATGGTCAAGATGGCTTGGATGCCAAAGATGGTAAGCCAGGCCCTAGAGGTGAGAAGGGTGACCCAGGCCCACCAGGCCCACCAGGAAGAACCGTGGTCGATGGTTCTGGAACTATGAAATATCTGGGAGCTTCAGGAATACGAGTCCAACAAAACTAATGCTCTATGCCTATTTCATTCAACCCCCTCACAGGGGACTTTGACTTAACTGGTGGTGCTGCTGGCCCTCCTGGCCCTCCTGGTCAGGGTGTGCCTGTAGGTGGTACTGCTGGTCAGGTTCTATCGAAGATCGACGCCACCAACTACAACACCCAATGGGTAACCTCGTCTGGTAGCGGTACGGTTACGTCGGTGGGTCTGGTTGCGCCCACAGGATTCACCGTCAGTGGATCACCTGTCACCGCAAGTGGGAACCTGACGTTCTCATTTGACACCGGCTACAGTCTCCCGACCAATGCCTCCCAGACCAGCTGGAACACGGCTTTCACTCAGACTCGACAGTGGGACGGCGGCACAACTGGACTGGTAGCTGCCACGGGTCGTACATCGCTGGGCCTGGGCAGTCTGGCCACTCAAAGCGGTACGTTCTCCGGTACATCAAGCGGAACCAACACGGGTGACCAGTTCACCGTCACCACGGCTTCAACGCTGTTGGGTCGTGGCTCTGCAGGTGGTGCTGGTGCGGCTCAGGAGATCAGCCTAGGATCTGGCCTGTCAATGTCTGGAACCACACTCAGTGTCTCGGCAGGGGGCGGCAACGTTTCCAGCAGCGGCACTCCAGCTGCAGGGCAGGCGACTGAGTGGGTCACAGCATCAACCATCCAGGGTGTAGCTGTCACTGGCACCGGGGATTATGTCAAAGGCACCGGCCCACTGATTGACGCTGCAAGAGTATCAACCAATGCGGCAGTTACTGCTGGAACCAACGCACAAGGGCAGGGCCTACTGACGAGTGATTACAACATCATCACGACGGCAGCAGCCAACCCGTCAGGCGTGACGCTACCGACCGCAACTGTGGGCCGAAGCGTGACGGTTGTGAACAGGGGAGCTAACAGCGTGAACGTATATCCGGCGACTGGCGCGAACATCAACGCCCTAGCGGCTAACGCTGGCATTGCTTTACCTGTTGGGGCAATGTTGGAGTTCATGGCTGAAACTACAACAGCATGGGAGTCAACTGCAACGCCCATTTCAACGGGAGTCAGCGGATTAGGTGCTGCAGTGGCCACGTTCCTGGCAACTCCTACGACCGCAAACTTTGCTGCGGCAGTAACCGGTGAAACGGGGACTGGAGCGGTGGTGTTTGGTACAGCACCCGCCATCTCGGCCATGACTGTATCAACCGCTGCAACAGTGACGGCTGGCACGAATGCTCAAGGGCAGGGCCTACTGACGAGTGATCTCAACGTCATCACCACGGCGGCCAACAACCCCAGCGGTGTGACGCTGCCAACGGCTACGGCAGGTCGACGGATCACGGTTGTCAACCGAGGCGCCAACATCATCAACGTGTACCCAGCGACGGGTGCATCCATTGATGGACAGGCGGCCAACGCGCTGCTGTCATTAGGTGTCAACGCCCGACTGGACTTTACCGCAAGCAGCGCAACAGCGTGGTTCTCAACTCGTCAGGATGCCACATCTATCTCTGTACTGAGCGGTGCAGGGACTGGAGTCATCACAGCGTTGGGCGTAGCGACCGGGACCGCTGGTGCATTCACGGTCAACGGTGGAGCACTGGGAACCCCATCGAGTGGAACTCTGACTAGCTGCTCAGGACTGCCCCTATCTACGGGGGTTACTGGGAACCTCCCCGTTGCAAACCTCAACAGCGGCACCAGTGCCAGCGCAACTACGTTCTGGCGAGGTGACGGAACTTGGGCCACTCCTGCTGGTGGTGGTGGTGGTGGTGGCGATGCCTTCCGCTGGTTCGGTGCTGCAGACTTCATCCCGCGCACTACCGCTGGCTGTGGTGTCAACTCCGACGAAACGACCACCAACCGGGTGAACCGAGATCTGCTGCTGTTTGATGCAGCCACCCAGGAACACGCCCAGATCTGGTTCGCGTGGCCCACCGGCTGGAACACATTCTCTGCCACGTTCATCTGGAAATACTCCAGCGGCAGCGGCAACTGCGTCTGGGGTGCCCAGGCTCGACTGTATAGCGATAACACCGCACAGGACACAGCGTTCGGCACGGCTGTGACGGTGACAGATAACGGGCTGGGTACAGCCATCCACCATGAGAGCGCGGCCACTGCAGCGATCACTCCAGGTGGCACCGTTGCTGATGGCAGGCCGTGCGTGTTGCAGGTCTACCGTGATGCGGCCAACGGCTCCGACACGCTCAGCGTTGATGCTGAGTTGATCGGCGTGATCCTGACGAAGGTGACGTAATGGGACGCAGAGTAAGGCACCTGAACCCCGTCCATGCTGGCGCAGGCTATGCCATTGATGCACGGTTCTTGTCGGGCCTCAGTAACGGAGCCAACGTAACGTCGTGGACATCCAGGCCAGGGAAGACGTTTGACTTCACGGGA